CTAAATAGTTGAGATATGAACGTAGAGATTGAAATGGCGATATGCTTGGACACGGGTTCGACTCCCGTCATCTCCATTGTGGGGTTGCATTGAGTAGTAAGCAACTTCAAAACGCCAATATAATAGGGTTTTAAGAAATACAACTTTCAATAAATGGCATTGAATTGCAAACAAATGTTGTATGAAATGTTGTATAGAAATTAAATATTGTCTGGGCGTGGCCATCACAACAAAATGTGATGGTTTTTTGTTTCGTCGTTTGTAAAATTAAGTTAGAAAAAATAAAAAGCCATTTGTGATAGACTTTTGAATATCCTTAATCAAAAGAAAGGCAATCACAAATGACCTATAAACATCTTACCACACGTGAATTAACTCTCATAGCTGATTTTTGGTATCAAGGTACTAAAGCTTATCGGGCTGCTAAATTACTTCAGCGTAGTCAAGAAACCATCTATCGTGTTTATCGTTTCCTCAACGACGGTAAAACCATCGACCAATATCTTCAGACTTATCAGCGACATAAGCGTCGTTGTGGTCGGAAGCAGACCCAACTGCCAACTATCGAAGTTAACTATATCCATGCGCAAATCAAGGCAGGTTGGACTCCTGATACTATTATTGGTCGTCATGAACACCCAATTAGCTGCAGTATGCGCACCCTTTATCGCATGTTTGCCCGCAATCAGTATGGCTTTTCCGTTAAACAGCTACCAATGAAAGGAAAACGCCATCCCAATGGTTATGTGGAACATCGTGGTAAAGCTGGCCAATTAGGACGCAGTATCTATCAACGATATCGTGATTTTCCGCATTACCAACATGAATTTGGGCACTTTGAAGCTGATACAGTTCAAGGTAAAGCTCACCGCGGAGCGGTAATGACGCTAGTAGAGCGACAATCCAAAGTAATGATTGTCCTTAATATTCATCATAAAACAGACGAAGCAGTGAATTGCCAGCTTGATCAATGGCTCGCTAAACTGCCACGTCACTTTGTTAAATCAATTACTTTTGATAACGGGAAAGAATTTGCTGGATGGCGAGAAATAGCCAATAAGTATGATCTTCACACCTATTTTGCGGAAGTTGGTGCTCCCAATCAACGAGGATTAAACGAAAATAATAACGGCCTCTTGCGTCGTGATGGTCTTAGTAAAAAGCTAGATTTTCGCGATTTACCAGACGAACTAGTCACTCAGCTAATGCATCGTCGCAACAATATCCCACGAAAATCTCTTAATTATCGTACACCATTAGAAGTATTCTTGAGTCATGTCACAGAAGAACAACTTTCACCTTTTTTCTAATTTAAATTGACATTTCAGGTTTTTAAACTAAAAAAAGACGTTCTACTGTGAGAACGCCCTGTGAATAATATCAAACATATTAATTATATCACATTAGAAATAACAAGTCGATTACTCGTACACTTGTGGCTTTTTCATTTCGTTTAAGAGCGAATCCATACCATAGTTTTTGGCAAATTCTACTAGCGCCCGGTTCTTCATGCTATTAAAACTACGTAAACCAATTCCATAGCGTTGGCACATTTGAGAACGGGTGTATTTTTTATTGATAATATAGTTTTTAATAATGAATCGGTATTTTGAATCTTTAATGTTATCAACGGCATCTTCTACCCGGTGCAATTGCCAGCTCAAATCAGCATGGTAGATGAATTTACTTTCAGTATGGTTTGAGTTGCTGTGAGAGTTTACCGCATCAAAACGGGGACTAGGCAAAAAACTTACCTGTTTCAAATCATGCTTAATTCTTGAATAATCTTTTAGCACCTGGCGAATTTCTTTAATATCTTTTCGCATAATTGTAACCACCTTTACTGTGATTACTGGGTATATAAGAAAAGCGTCGCAATTAACGACGCTTTAATAGTTACGTACAACTCTGCCAGTTGCCTGGTGAGCAAAGTTCTGTAACTTCAACTATTTTAATAGGAAATGATTATAGGAATTAACGATGATCGCAAAGTACGATTGCTTGTTTCAACATAAGCAACTGCATCATTAAACAAAGAAAAAACCTACAAAGCAGGTGGATTTTCACCACCTTTTTCTTTTGTTTGTGCTTTTCTAGCACACCTATATTATAACATTTACGAATAGTTATCGCTATCCTATGCAATATATGAATTATTGCCAGAACTTCCCTCGTAACTGTTGAATCAGTGAACGGACTTGATATGGTGTTTGTTTCATATCGGTAGCACGGTTGCTATACCAGAACTGTACTAGGATAATCACGGCCAGGCGGTACTTACGGCTGCTGGTTAGAGGTTCACTAGCTGGGCCGTCTATAACGGCGTTTGCCACGTATTCCTTGGCCGTATCAATATAGCCTTTAATCAATGTATCATCATCATTGCCATCAATCCGTAAGGCATCTTTGATGGTGTCTACACTAATTTCTGGTAGATTACTATCTTCCATGTTTTGAATCTCCTTTCTTAATATTTTACTTAGTTAATCAGTGCAAAAGCGTGGTACCTTGGTACCGCACGTTGTAACCCTTGATATGTCAACGTTTATCGGTACCATTTTAATTTTGACGGTACCGTTTTTGTTTTGAATTGAAAGTGATATTTCAACGAGCGCATAATTGCGCGCATCTTTGCTCGGCTCAAAATTGAGCTCTCCTAATTCAATCTGCTGAAAATTCAGCCATTAAGTTCGTGGCCATTCTGAACTGGTTATGAATTTAAATATAAAAAACTTCCCGTATGTTCAAATTGACCACACAGGAAGTAAATATTTTTATTCAATTATTACTTGCCAGGTGTAGCACCTTTAGACAAAGAAATATTGATAGCTGCATCTGCTGAAATTGGTTGATAATCATTGCGTACAATTACAGATAAACCTTGTGCGAATTGATCGAACTTATCCCACTGGGCGAGTAATTGTGATCGCCGGAAGACGGCGACGGCTTCGGAAATGTCACCAGCAATCATCGGGAATGAACCGTCAGCATTGTTAGGCATAACCGCATCACTAATCATTACCACTGGGGCACCAAAGAGTGAGAAGCCACTAGCAGCGGTTGGGTTTGGTTGTAGTAAGTAACGTCCTTCACTGTCCTTCAAAGTATCTAGGTAGTTAAATCCAGACTGGTTGACTAACCACATTTTGTTTAAGGCAGGGTCTAATTCAACGTTGAAGATCTTCTTCAAATCATCGGTAGAAGTAGCATTTTCCTTCTTGAATGGGTCGCTGGTCAGCACCTTCATAATGTTTTGGTTATCAGTGTTATCAACCAGCTTTTGAAGTTGGTTCTTAACTTCGGCCACAATATCAACGTCAGCATCTTCTACGATTTCGTTTGACAGGGCAATCTTACCAGCACGGGTCTTCACATCAAACGGCACGTCTTCAAACATATTAGCATCAACGTCCGCAATCTCGGCCAATTCTTCCTTCGTAGCCAAGGTAGCCTTATTGTTACGCTTGGCGATTGGGTAGTGACCGGAACCAGCGGAAACGGTCTTAACAGTAGCGTATTGAGCTAAGTTGTACTTACTGTTCTTTAATTCCAGGACAGGTGTTACAACTTCTTCTGGAATCACGGCAGTAGCACCGGAAGTGGCCAAACCGTCTCGCATTTCACCGTGAGAGCGAATAAAGTCTTCAAAACTACGGATTTCAGTCTTTTCGTTGTTATCAATAATAGTCTTTTCAGTCATCTTCTTGTTTTCCCCCTTGATAAAGTTTTCATAGGAACGTGTATTAACATTTACATTTTGGTTGTCTGAATTGTCAGCATCTACGTTGGTTGAATCATAAGCAGGCACGGCCACAACAGACACATCGAACAGGTCTTTAATCTGGTTGATAGTCCGGGTGATATTCCCCTGGTCGTCCTTTTCCCACTTGTCGGAACCATCGTCCACATCAAAACTAAATGAACAACTATCTAAGTTGCCAGCCTTAACATTGGCGAATACATCATTAGCAGTGGTGGTATCTGGTAGGGTAGCTTCAAAGTATAGTCCCTTATCATCTGGGGTCAGCTTTAAAGTACCAGCCTTAACACTTGCCAGAACTTGTGTATAGTCATGGTCATTGAGCATCAATACATTAGACAAGTCAACGCCTTTAAGAGCGTCCGGTGAAACAACTTCTTTGAAGCCCCCTAAATCCTTGCTAGGAGTATTCCAAACAATAGCATAACCAGAGAGCTTCTTAGGGCTATTCTGGGCCGTTTTAGCAGGTTGTGGATTATTGTCTGTTTTATCTTGCTTATCGCTGTCTTGCGGTTCTACGGGAGCCTGTGGTGTAGGTTCTGCTGCTCGCAATTCAGCGTTAATCGTTAATCGGCGATCTTCCATTATCTTCAATCATTCCTTTCTCTGAATCATCGTTAAAGCTGTCACCATCGCTAGTCGGTGGCAACCCTAACTTGCTACGGGCTTCATTCCTGGTCAGCAAGCCATTGTTATAGCCGTCAATTGCCTGCTGCTGAATGGTAGCAGGGTCAAGGCTCAATAGCTTATCGGTGTTAAAGGTAAAGTCCTTACCAAACTTCTTAGATAGTTCGCTAGTGAAACAATCAAAGTAATGTTGCAAGGTACTTTGTAAGTATTGCAGGTTACTTTGTTGCTGGTTACTATGCTCGTTTTCTAGCCCTAATCGTTCAACGGGCAGACCAAACGCCTTGGCAATCTGTCTTGTCGTCCAGTCGTTAGAGTTGACCAGTTTTAACACGTCTGTATTGAGTGATAGGTTGCTAACGTCCATAGAATCATCTACTACAACGGTTTTCATTGAGTTAGGCCCGGAATTGGCATCATCGAACTTCTTACGAATGTTCTGGATACTTTCGGGGTTTAGGTCAGCTTGGTTGACCTTGACTACTGTTGTACCGTGAATCCCATTGTTAAAGAAGTTAAGTAGTAGCTTATTACCAGCGTTTTGTACGCCTAACTCATCTTTTAAGGCATACAAGGGGCTTAATCCAGCTACACCATCAAGAGTAAAGTATTTGAAGTGTAGTACCTTGTTAGGTGGAATCACTCGCTTAATTTTCCCGTTAGGCGAGTAGGTATACTTTAATCGCCCGGTAATCGTGTCTTGGCTTACGGTCATTTGATTGTTAGGAATAAACCGCAAGTTATGGTTAGGCAGTATTTCAGCAAACGAATTACCATTCAGTAGCATATTGGCAGCCAGAGCGTACTTGAAGTGAAAGCCGTCCATCGTGTCATTAGGACTGTTGTTAATTTCTTTGTTAATTACGTCCGTATCACATAAAACAGGGTTTGAAGCAATGTCGCTGGCAATAATATTGATTGCCGTAAAAACATCACTATTACGCAAGTTTGACGGTGATACATAGGCATACGGATCATCGCTTGAAATACTAACCAGAGCATCAAGAACAGGATCACCACCCGTTGCGGTTGTCTTCTTATTGAACCAGTTATTAAACAAACTCATTAATTCATCTCACCACCTTTCATTGCAAAAATTCAGGGCTTGAATAGAAGTCATTTAATGTCTTACTCTTTTCCTGGTCATCAAAGTAAGAACGGGCAAAAACATAAGCATTCATAAGAGCTGCCGCCGGGTCAATACGACTGTTAGAGTTACGGCTCTTTTTTTGAAGTTGCCAGCCATTGTTATCTTCTTTAATCCGGGCGTTAATCATTGAATAGCGAAGCAATTTGTTATTGCCATGAATGATCTTCTTTTGAAACAGTTTGTCTCTAAAATCACGGGTAGGAACATTGAGCGTCAAACTACCTTGTCTTACGGCTCGCATATCCCAGTTAGGCATATGTTTTTCAATCTTGGTTAAAATATCATTGAAGTTATAGGGGTCATAACAGATAATCGGTTTCCAATGGTGCTTATTGCTTAGATTAACTAGGTAATTGAACACATCATCGGTATCAATTACGCCACTTTCTAGGGTAGTGATAGAACACTCACCACGCTTCTCGCCAGCCCGGTAATTGAAGCCGTCTAACTTAATCTTGCGATCTAGGCCATACTTAGTACCTACCCACGAATGAGAATCCACGTAAAAACGGCCATCAACCGGTACAATCCAGCTTATAGCCGTTAAATCATTTGTTTTACTCATATCCACACCAATATAGACATCACGTCCGGTAGTGTCGGGGGTGTCTATTTCGGTTTTATCCCAGTCGTCCACACTAATATAGGAATCATCGGCAGCTTGAAGCCACATATTAAAGTTTTTAGTTAAGACTGGTATTAAATCATCTTGAGCAATCCCCAAATCCACATCATCTTGAATTTTAGGTTGCATACGCTTCTTAATTGCTGGAATTTCAAAAATAGGGTTAGCTTTAATCCACGTCTTAGGCTTAGTGACTTCTTTACGGTCATCCAATTCCCAAATGGCAATAAAATAGCGGTCTGCTTGCTTTTTACCAGCTAACACATCGCTTAACATCTTATATTCAGTGTACATAGGAACGTTTAGGTCCAGGCCACTGGTTGAAATAATTAATAGTAGGCTGTTTGGTTCTTGTGCTTGACCAGACTTCAAAACATCATATACCTTGCGATCTTTGGCAGCCGCATACTCATCTAAAATAATAGTGGTCCCAGCGTAACCATCAAGGGTATTGGTGTCACTAGCAAGGGCAGTGGCGAAACTATCGGTCGGCAGATCAGTAATCCGTTCTTTTTGCACCTTAACTCGGTGACGGACTAGACGGCTAGTCTTTTGTACCTGTCTAAGACTACTCGAAAGCATATTGTACCCCAGCTTAGCTTGTTTCAGTGCATTTGAGACGAACAGGACTTGGCGGTTCTTAGCTGGTTTGTTTTCCATCATCAAGCCAATAGCGGCTAGGGAAGCAGCTAGGTAAGTTTTACCAGATTTTCTCGCCATGCTAACCATTCCTTGTGTATAACGCCGTTCTCCCGTTTCCTTAACTCGCCAGCCGTATAACTCGCTTACAATCCATTCTTGGTATTCTGCTAAGTGAAACTTACCACCATCGGTTAATGGCAGCATCTGGACAAACTGGCAGGCTTTACGGGCCATCTTTTCATCATAGTAGAAGGGGAAGTCGTCACTCTTTGAACGTTCTAAATCACGCTTGTAGCGTTCACAGGCTAGGCGTATCTTATTGCCAGCTACGATCTTGCCAGATAATACATCATCAACGTATTTAATCACCCGGCATCATCTTCTAAGAAGTCAGCAAACGGGTCTTCGGGGTCTTGTTGCTTAACTTTCTGATTTTCAAGTTTAGCCCGGCTACTGATATTCAAGCCAAAGTCACTGGCAATTGCTCGCATATTCTTAATGGCCTTGTCTTGCATATTGAAGTATGGATTGATCTTCTTTGTGCCTTGCGAAGTCATAACACACAGGCCATCTTGAAGGATATACTTTTGGCAAGTGTGAACAGTTTGAGCAAGAACACAGTAATTAATTAATTGGCTACGGTCTAGGTTGCTTGCTGGTGTTTCCTTCTTTAATAAAGGAACAATCTTTTGCCATTCCTTACGGGCGTAACCGTGTAACTCTTCGGGCACTGTTTCATCAATTGAATCATAATTCCTTTGTAGGTTATTTTGGACTTCTTGACGATCTGCTAGTTGGGTTTTAGTCCAATGCCCTTTTAAACTTTCTACTGGTTTAATTTTTGCTCCAGCCATATATTCACCACCTTAGATATATAAAAAAATAGCCAATAGACGAACATCTAATGGCTATTTATACCCAGTAATCTTTATTATACGAACATTTTACCCTTTTTAGCTCAAAAAGGCAAGTTAATGTTAGCCGATTTACGAACAATATTTATATATTTTGACTGAATGTTAATATAAAACATAAATAGTGTAAAGTACGAACAATATACTATTTATTATTGATAATGTTCGTGAATACTATGAAAAACAAGCAAATTTGGACTTTTACCGAAAGAAATGTGGATGTGCCGCTCTTTTCGCCGTCATACCGGCCCCCTCTAAACATAAAAAAGCCGAACGGTATTTCACGTTCAGCAATTTCAAATTTTATTTTGATTAGAATAGCAATTCAATAAACTTCACTAGCAGCCAAAGCAAGAAGATAAACATAATTAGTAACAATAGGTGTAACTTGAAGACTATCCAATAGGCAAATGTAAAGCCGATTAAAAGTACAATCAAAAAGAATATAACTACAAACCAGTTGCTATCTTTGAACCTATTCCATTTGTCTTTCATGTTGTTGTCTCCTATGTTTAGCTTGCCTTGTCTTTCTGTTGTGACAAGCATAGCATAATGTTTGTAGATTGTCTGTATCTAGTCGCTTGCTCCAGTCGTCTCTTAGTTCAATGATATGGTCTACCAGATCACCTTTGCGATATATTCCGTGTGCTTCACAGTTAACACACAACGGGTGCATCATTAACCAATGGTGGCTTAGCTTCTTCCATGCTGTCGAACGATAGAAACGTTGGTACTTACCTTCATGCTTGCTAGTAATTCGCTTATGATAGATAGCCTTATTTAATTGGTGTCGTTGCTGCTTGTTAGTTCTATCTATCGGTTTCTTATATTCGTGTTTACTGCAATAGCTCTGGTCGTACGGTATTAATTCATTACAACTAGGATAATTACATAAGTGTCTAGGTTTCATTGCTTGCCTCCTAATAAAAAGGGTGTCGCATATTACGACACCTCTAATCATTGATTGTTATTACTTACTCCACTTTTATCTTGCAGTGTTACCAAGTCAAAGGCGTTAATCCGGTCATCGCTGTTGATAGCAATAATCTTGTATTCATGGTCTTTGTACTTAGCACTTAGTTTCTTATTAACATCTGGATTGTGTCTAATTACTAATACTAAATCAGCACTGACGTGTGTTCCCAGATTATCAAATGTTTGGCTCTGTGTATTGGTGTATTCTCCACACCAAACGGTAGTTAGTGGCTTGAAGGTTTCGTGTCCACCTTCTAATGAATCATCGGCCACATAGTCCCACGTTCCAAACTCCACCTTGTGCTTCATTCGTGTAATATCATAATTAAGCACTACTTATCACCATCCTTGTTAATCGGTTGTCCGTTTGCGTCTATTATTTGTTCATTTCTTAAATCGTTCCATACGTCTATAAGTTTAATAGGATTGATTTCCATCAGTTTTAGTTCCCGGTACATTTCAATCGTATAACTTAAATCAATTATCTTGCTTGTCATGATTATCCTTCTTCTTGTGTTAGCCAGCCATCAACTCGTTCAGCACTAATTACATATTTAGGATTGATAACAATAGGCATAACCTCTCTAAAAGTGTTTGAATGAATTTGACTATATCTTGTTATCACAATCAAACATTCACTTTCAGCAATCGTATTTATCTGTTTTAAGCTAGTAATAACGCAATCACCATTGAGCAGCTCTAGCTTTATAAACTTGGTGAATTTACCATTTGTCTTTTTTGCTTTATCCATGTCGCATATTCTCCCATAAATATCTATACTAAGCGAAACTAATCTCTACATCTCTACATTGCTTAACAAACGCCGTCATATCAACGTTTACAGGCGTAGAGAAAAATGTAGAATGTAGACTACATTTTCTCTACATCTACTTTGCAAATACACATTGGAACTTGGTTCTTAAAAGGTTCCTGTATATAGAAGGCACCTTGATTGTTATCTTTACATTCCTCGTTAAATTGAAGGATATGTTGACGCTGGTCTCCGGGAATACGTGCCGTGGCCTTTTTGTAGTCATCGCCTAACAATTCCAAGAAGTATTTAGTGAACCGCTTTGGCTTCTTAATCGGTGTGAACCCGTTTTTACTGCAATAATTAAGATACCATTGATAGAGTAGTGAAACCGGAATCCGCTCAAAATGGCCCGGCTCAAAAATATCTTTCAAGAATCCTACGGCGGAATTATTGTCTGCTTCAAACTCATCTTTTAATGCTTTTGATCGTTTAGGCTCAATGAATTTATCAAAGTCCGGTTGATTGATCGCCTTGTTAAGCACGTATTCAAGCACATCTGCTCGCTTTAAGTATTGTTCCTTGATTGCCTTGTTTTCAGTCTTGTCGGTGAATTGAGCATCAAACGGAACGAGAATCAACCGCCGCATCGTGCCACCTTTTTTAGCAAACGTTGGCATGGTGTTGCATGATTGAATGATCGTACAGTGTAAAGTGGTCTTGTAAATTGGCTTCTTCTTTAGTTCAATATTAACTGGGTCGCCAGTCACAATACTATTAAAGTTTGAACTGTTATTAATATATCCAGATTGCACGTCATCGCCAATACAAACTGTCTTACCATCTAACACACTAAGAGAAAAACGTTTTTCAAACTCATCAATTTTAAGGTTTCCATAGTTATCGTTACCAACTAGGTTCTCAATTAGTGCCTGGAATGTACCTTTACCATTATTGCCGTGAACATTTCCCACTAAGAAAAATGCTTTACCGCGTGTTCGGTTGCCATTAAGCGCATCGTTGATGATCTGCCAGAACAGTTTTACTTCGTCTTTGTCGCCGCAAGCCAGTTGGTCAAACATCTTGTCTATTGACCAACCGTTAATATTCGGGCACTTGGCATCTGGCTTATAATTGGTAGCCACTTTCGTAAATACGGGGTGTAGTGGGGTAAAGTCTTCTAACTTCTTGGTTTTAAGGTTTATTAAACCGTTATTAACCGCAATATATTTACCGTCATCGTGATGGTGATTGTACTTAGCACGGGCGGTCAGTAGGAAAATAATATTGTCGGCTTTCGCCTTCGTCAGACTAGGTTCAAAGAAGCTAAGATAACGGTAAAGCTCACGAAGATTACGAGTATAGGTGCCGCTAGTAGGTTTATAGAAGGCAATTCTAGCATCTTCACTGGTATCAAATAAGTAGTAATGGAAGGCTTTTCCAAATAACCAGGCTACCGCATTGGTAGGTAACTTTGTTAGTTTTTCAGAATCGCTTTTGTCTTCATTCAGATAGTTAAGCTCTAGTTGAGCCGCATTAATACAGGATACTCGTAAATCATCTTCGCTTTTCCAGTGATATTGGTTGTAAATTGCGTCAAGACGGCTGGTTATCTGGTCAAGTAAAGAATCATCGTTATTGTCGTTGTTTTTCTTTTGACTGCCATTCATTAATTCATCAAAGTTTTCAATCATGTATTACACCTCTAATGGTTGTTTCATTTTAATAATTAAGTTTTCCAAATAAATTTCACCGTGTGTTTGAGCATTATCCGGCTCCATATTGGTAGTCATGTAGAGTTTGTCCCAGTTGATAAATTCAAGGTTTTTGCCAGCCGGGGAATTATTAGGGTTACTCCAGAACTTGAAGGTCCGACTACGGTGTAAAATCCGGTTCGTTTGCTTCTTGTCAAACTTAGTGGCACGTAGAATCATCATAGCCAAGGCACCCATCGCATACTTGAGACTGTGATATTTGTTTAAGTAATCAAACACGGCTTGGCCGTTGCTAAATAGCTGTTTGAACTTCTCTCCGCTTCTGCCATCAAGCAACTTGTAGATCACGTTGGCATCATCGTTCCAATATTGGTAGGCTTGTCGTGCTTGATCTTTGCCATACTGGTTGACGCTTCGGGGGCCATCATATTCAATAATGTTTTTAAGTTGCTGTTTTGTCAGCAGGATTGAGAGCTTTTCAGCGTAGGTCATTAATACCACCATCTTTTATCAGTCTCTGAGCCACATTGAATGTGTTATTCATGGTCTATCTCCTTTTTCATGTCGTCTAAGAAGGACTGAGCTAACTCAATAAAATGTTTATTACTGATTTGTACTGCTTTTTCAGTTGGTACAGCTCTTAAATTGCCTTGAACCATTGCTAAAAACGAATTTCCTTTGTGGTCATCATCAACGATAAAATAACGCTTATCTTTTGTAAGAGTGGGGCGAGTAACCCGTCCTATTTTATTGGCTTGGCCATCGCTAGGTAATCCAGGAATGCACAGCCATGTTTCGTTATTTTTTAGGTCTTTGTGTACTACTATTGTTTTATTAAAGTTCGTTGTAATTTCGCCATCATTAAATTTAAGAGTTTGTTTTTTCATCTTTATTTATCCTTTCAATTCTGCTAAAATGAAAGGGAATTCAATAAAGCTGATCTGCCTATTGTTCTGCCAAACGATAGGTTTTTTCTTTATTAAATTCCCTATGAAACTTAGTCGTTAGTAGCTACTTGGGTAGGATCTTGTGAGCTATTAGCGGCTTTTTTGTTTTCATATAAAGCAAACAGGTAGACAGCAAGTAAAACAATTGCGCCATCGTATGCTTTAACACCCAAGCAATAAGCGATCCAAAAACCAATAAGAAGTGCCACAATTCTCGAATTAATTAACTTAGTCATTATTTATCATTCCTTTCTATATATTGTTGTAAAGATTAAGCATCGTTATATATGGTGCTTTTTTATTTTTGAATCATCTCCTAACATATCCCCCGTGTCAGGTTGATTACTTGGTTGCCATGAATTTGTCTAAGTCATTGCGATTGAAGCGGTAGGTCTTACCAATGTGCTTGTAAGGAATATTGCCAGTCTCAATCCATTCGTTGAGCGTCCGGTTAGCAATTCCTAGATATTCGCAAGTCTGCTTCTTTGACATATACAGCGGAAAGTCCTTTTCCCGTGTATTGTTCTTAGCATCTTGAAAAGCCTGGATAACCGCTTCTTTAATTGCATTGGTAACTTCTTTAGGTAGTTCAATCTTCGTCTTTAATTCCATATATATCACCTCTTTTTTCACTTAAATGTGCACTGTAAACATCTCGATGAAGTTTACACTATTTTTATACTACCATTCAGTTGCAGTGTCAACATATTTGAGCGAATATTTTACATTCATATGTGTACTGGTTTTATTTAGTGGTATAATTTTTCTAAAGGTGGTGGAAAAATGCTCGCTAATCGTTTAAGAGCGTTGCTTGCGGAAAGAGACTTAACCATTAAAGATGCCATGAAGGCTACTGGTATTTCCAGAAGTTCTTTTTCAAATATGGTTAATAATCCATACGCTAATATTTCAACCGATAACGTTGATAAATTATGCAATTTTCTCTCTGTTAGTCCCGCAGATTTTTATGATTATATTCCTTGGCGTTTTACTTATAACTTTGAGCCTTTTAGCGATGAAGAAGGGGAATATGGGAAGCTAATAATTATCATGAGGAATGGAAAAATTGAAAAAGCATTCCCACTGTACTTTTATGTAGAAACGAAGCCTGAATTCGGCAATGTAAAGGAACATGATGCTACAGTTTGGATAGAAAACGAGAATAATGAAGATGATGTTTTCGCTTCCGTTTATAATAGTAGTTCCCCGTTTTTTCAGCATGAAATAGAAAAAGAGCTGGATCAAGCAGTGGCTACTGTAATTCAGCTCGCAGATGATGCTGGTGTATTTAAGGACAAAAAGAACGATTTGATTGTCCAATTTGAGTATAGTAATGGAGCAACGCCTGTAATTCAGAATGAATATCTATATCATCGGAACAAGCCATTAAAAACAAGGCTTGAGCAAAAATATTGAAGTAGGGTACCACTTTTATTTCAATTTCATTATGGTACCCGTGAAACCATTATGGTACCGCCTGCGCCTTACTCTCCCAAGGGGTTAGGGCACTTGGTACCACGGCACCATGAAAAACAACTTATTTGTCTAGCTTCATATGTAGAGAAAATGTAGTCTACATTCTACATAAACCTCTACACGGTTAATCCTTACTCTCCCAAGGGGTTAGGGTACTATGTAGAGATGTAGAGTTTTGTTTTGCTTATTATGTATTTTTCGTCTCCTAACATATCCCCCGTGCCATTAATTCACGCCCAGACAATGGACGTATAAAGGAGAATGAAAAATGACACCATATGAGTATCAAACTAAGAATGGTAGACGTTATCGGGTTGCATACCGTACACCAGATAACAAGCAGCATAACAAGGGCGGCTTTACTACAAAAGGTGAAGCCCGTTCCTGGTATCGCCGCAAGATGATTGAAATAGAGAATCACGGTTTCAGTGATAATGACCAGGTAACTTTTGAAGAAATAGCTAATCGTTGGCTTGAAAACAAGAAGCGGACGGTGGCTGGTTCTACCTATAAGAAGTACGAAACAGAGTGCAAGAAACATTTGTTGCCAGCCCTGGGCGATAAGTTAATCAAGAACATTGAAGTCCCTACTTGCCAATTGCTGGTTTATCAATGGTCTAATCAGTTGAAGTCGTATAGTAAGCTAGTCAATGATGTTTCCAGCATCTTTGAACTGGCAATTAAATACAAATTGATACATGATAATCCTTTCAGACAGATAGAACGTCCCAGGGTTGACCATGAAAGAAAAATAAGGTCTTTCACTAAGGACGAATTTAATATCTTTCAAAAAGGATTGCGTGAACACTACGAACCAACCAACTATAAGGCGTTTGCTTTCCTTTTTGTCTTGTCGCATACGGGACTACGAAAAGGGGAGTTGTCAGCCTTGACCTGGAACAACGTAGATTTTAATAAGGGCTTTCTTCATATAAAAAAGGCGGTTACTCGTGACACGAATAACCACCTTATAATAGGGAAAACTAAAAATGTTTATTCAGTTCGTGACGTTCCAATTGGTCAACAAACAATTCAAGTGTTAAAAAAGTGGCGACTGGTACAACAAAAAGAATTACAATATTTTAACGTTAATTCTTTGAAACCAAGTCAATTAGTATTTACCAGTCAGCAGGGCGGTATATTATCACCGTCAAAGCCTGGTAAATGGTTGAAAGTAATCGAAGAGAATTATAATCTACCATTATATGTAACCCCACATGGTTTAAGACACACATATACGGGGCTACTGATTGATAAAGGAATCAACGTTAATAAGGTTGCTTCAGTTTTAGGTCACAAGGACGCTTCAATTACTATCAAAGTTTACAATGACTTACACCCGGTCAAGGATAATTCAGTCGGGAATATCATTGAAAACTTGTAA